TGAAGATAAGATAGTAGCGGTTGAAGATAACGATGAAATGGTCAATCCATTTGGCGTGTTACCGTTTGTATATCTGCATAATGGTTGGCGTGATGAATCTTTCTTTGATTCTTATACTGGTGACGATTTAACTAGTGGTACAATCGATATGGCAGTTCATCTGACGTTTTTAAACCATATTATCAAAACGCAATCATTCAAACAACTGGTTGGTAAAGGTGACAACTTAGGTGAATTGCTCGGACAAGTTCTTGATCCGTTAAGCATACTAACGCTAACTGGTCAGAACACAGAGATAAGCGTACTTGATATGCAATCTAACTACGACCAACTACATAAGGTTGTACAAGAATTAGCGAACAACCTTGCTATCGGTTATGGTGTATCACCATCTCAATTCAGAATGACAAGCCAAGCATCATCTGGCTTTGCTTTACAAATGGAGAATCTAAAGCTAGATAGGTTCACTGAAGAGCAACAGTCAGACTTCAAGGTGTATGAAAAAGAGTTATTTGGCTTGATCGTTGAAGTATCTAATTACTACGGCAAGACAGTTTCTGGTGATATGACTGTTGATTTTAAAGAGCCTAACTACCCAGCATCACAATCAGAGCAATTAAACATTGACCAACAAGCAATTGACTTAGGTCTTAGTTCACCACACAAGGTGTTGATGCGTAATAATCCAGACTTAACAGAAGAAGATGCAAGGGTTGATGTTGATGATAATATTAATGCTCGTAATGATATGCTTAACAAGGTTAAAACTGGTGGCTCATTATCTGACACGATGACAGCACTTGGATTAAATGCCAACGCTTGAATCTATATATAATCAATCCCAAGCGGATATTGATAAGTTCGTTTCGCAATTTGACGGTGAGATTGAAAAGGTTTTTGATCGTGTTAGGAGAATCGCACAAGCCAAACTTGCTGGGTTAAATACAGACGATGTATTACAGTATGAATTTATATGGCGGCAATCATTAAAAGAAGCTGGATATTATCAGTTAGTTAATGAATTAATAGATACTCAGTTTGATTCTATCTATGCTGGAACATTACAAGCGTTTGAAGCTGGTGGTCTAAAGACTGCCTTTACTACTGATGATGCTACTAAGATTCAGATATTAAAACAGATGAAACGTGACTTCTTTATTCGTCTTGGTGATGATGTTGGCTTAACGGTTAAACGTGAATTATATAAGTATGTAATATCAGATGCTTCAGTGGATACAATGGCTACTGGTATTGCTCAAACATTAGAGGGTTCAAACTTAGCTAAGTATTCACAGACATACGCAAGAACAGCAATTGGTGAATTTCAACAAGAAGTCATTGATTTGCGTTCTGCTGAAATTGAAGAAGGTGTCTGGATATATGTTGGTGTCAATGATGGGCGAACACGTGATTTTTGCCGCAATGTATTAAAACGTAATAAATATTATGATGACAGTGATAAGTCAAGAATAGAGAATGACCAAGATAGGGCATATAATTGCCGTCATAGGTTTTATAAGATTAGCGAAGAAAGGGCAGAGGAACGTGGGTATAAGAGTAACTAAAAAGCCTAAATGGAAAGGTTACACAAGAAAGCTAAAAAAATTAAATAGTAAATTAGCCTTATTGTCTAATGATTTAATATCAGAAATTCACACAAGAACAAGCAGTGGTGTTGATGCTAAATATAAGCCATTAAAACGATATACACGAGCTTATGCAAAACGCAAAGGAACGACCAAAGTAACTTTGGTTGATACTGGTGAAATGCTTGGCTCAATGGATGCTAAAAAAATTAAGGGCGGGATTCAAATATACTTTGCTTCTGATGCTGCCAATGATAAGGCTTATTATCAACATAAAAAGCAAGGGCGTAAGTTCTTTGGCTTAGATAAGGAACAAAAAGAATACATAAAACGCGAACTTGGAAAATTCATTGTAAAAACAACGAGTTAGTGTTATTATGAAAACAACTTTTTATATATAAGAGGTAATGTTATGGCTGACGAGCATACAAACGGCACAGACGAAACTCCTAAGTCTGAAAATGAGGTGGTATTATCACAATCAAAACTTGATTCATTAATTGACAAAGGCTTTAGCAAGGGTGCAAACCGAGCAAAATCAGAGTTAGCTAGTATGTTGGGTGTTGATTCAATTGAACAAGCGAAAGAGTTAATTAACGCGAAACGTGAAACAGATGAAGCCAATAAATCCGATATGGATAAAGCGGCAGAGTTAATCACTACGCTTAATAATACTATTGAGGGCTTGGAAGCTAACAATAAGCAGATAAAGGCAGATGCCACTATCCAGCAAGTCGTTAGCGAAAATGGTATCAAAGATGTTGATTACTTCAAACATTTATTAGTACAAGCTAGTGCTAGTGAGGACTTTGACCAGTCAGCGTTTATTGACCAATTAAAAGGTGATAAACCTTATTTATTTAATGGGGGCGATATTCAACCAAAGAAAGTAGACTCAACTTCTAACCGAGCATCATTAGATGTTTCGGAAAGAGTTAAGGGTGCTACTTCAATGGCTGAGTTATACGCACTCCAAAACGAAATATAATTTCTTAGGAGAAATAAAATGGCTATAAATACAAAATCTGTATTATCAGATTCAGTAGTAGACTTGATGAACCAAGCGGTAATCATCTCTGGTAACACTTATAACAAAATTGATGCGTATGCTACCATCCGTACAGACGATATGGCAAACTCAATTGCTTTCACAGTATTCTCACGAATGGCGGTTGCTACAACTGCTCTAACTGACGGTACAGATGCTACTTCAACAACAATGACAGACACCAAAGTTACTTTAACTATGGATGAATACGGTTCAGTTATCACTTCAACATCATTGGCTAATATTGCTACTGCTGGTAAAGCTGATCTAGCTGCTGCTGAATTAATCGGTGTAAATCTTGGCGAAACAACTGACACACTCGGTATTGCTGTATTAGAAGCTGGTACTAACTCAACTGCTGCTGCTTCTTCTGGTGTTTTGGCTACTGGTGATTTGCGTATTGCTTACACAGCATTGGCTAACGCTGGTATTGCTAAGTTTGGTGATGGTCGATATGTTGCCTTTATGAACCCAACACAAGTGTCTGACATTAAGGGTGATTATATATCTATTGCTCAAAATACTGATATTAATGCTTCAACTTCTGGAATCGTGGGTGCGTTAGAGGGGTTCACAATTGTTGAAGATTCTAATGTTACTGCTGGAACGGTTGTGACTTTTGGTAAGAACGCACTGGGTAAGGCTGTGGCTTTATCTCCAGAGTTTAGAAGTTCTGAGGGTAATGATGCATTGAATCGTGAAGTATCCCTAGGTTGGTACGGTGTAATGAAATATGGTGTAATCGATCAGAACGCACTTGAAGTAATCACTGGGGCGTAATCAATGAGCAAGGTAGCTAAAAAGGCGGTAGCTAAAAAGGCTACCAAGCATCAATTGAAAGCTTTGATTAACGGTTCACATGGCATTGATGGCGGCATCTACACTTATAAAGTGGGTGACGTTATTACTTTGTCTAAAAAATCTCATTACGATTCTATGAAAGAATTAGTTAATAGATTTAGCGAGGTATAACAAATGGCATGGGTTCTTAAAAATGCGGACATCATAGCGGCATTACCAATACTAGCAGATCACTTTGAAAAGGCTGACTCTGGCTCAACAACAACACTTGTATCTGGTCGATTAACTGACCTTGTAGAAGCTGAAATTGTTGGTGCTACTGTTGGCTTTACAACTGGTGATAATGCTGGTACTGATGCTGTAATTACTTCTTATACTGATTCAACTGGTACATTCGGTTTTGGTGCGGTATCAAATGCGGTGGATTCGTCTACTGGGTTTGGTATTGTTTATCTTGATTACAATTCTTATATTAATCGTGCTTATGACATTATTAAAAATGAGATGCGGAATAGAGGTTTAGATATTGATTTATTCATAACAACTGCTCAAATAAAAGAACTTCATTTGACTAAGACGTTGGAAATAATCTGTATGTCTAAACGACAAGATGCTAATACTGATGACATATTCAATGAATCATATAACGTCTTTAAGGAAAACTACGAAAGTGAGTTGACCACATTAAAGGCTGATTATGATACTGATGAAGATGGCACTATTGAAACAGTGGAAGAATTAC